AAGACCGTAAAAAAGAAGAACAAAGGGAGAATGAAACCCTCTAAACGATAGGAGTTGAAGCATGGCCTCCGTGATTGAAATATGCAACCTGGCCTTGGGCCACATTGGGGACGCGGCGGAGATTACCGCTATTGCTCCACCTGATGGGTCCGCCCAGGCTGCTCAATGCGCCAAGTATTACCCGATTGCGAGGAAGGAATGTCTGTCTGACCACAACTGGGGATTTGCGAAACGCCGGGTCCTTTTGTCAGAGATTTCCGGGGATGCGCCTTCCGGGTGGGAATATTGGTACACCATACCAAACCCTTTCCTGGTGGCAAGGCAAGTGGTCCCGGAGAACTACAACACCCCAATTAAATTTGAGATTGAAAGCCATGAGACTCACGGCACCATAATTTTGACCGATACGGATGACGCTGAACTCTGGTACACCGTTGACATCACCGACACAACAAAATTTCCTTCGAAATTTATCCACGCTCTATCCTGGCTCCTGGCCTCTTACCTGGCTGTCCCAATTACCAGGGAAACCAAAATAAAAAAGACTTCCTTTGAACACTACCTGTTTACCCTTGGGTCCGCGGCAACGCAGGACGCCAACGCCGGGAAGCAAGGGAAGCTGGACTTGAACCAAAAGACTTATCAACCCAGCGGGATAAAAGCGAGAATCTGATGCCAAGAACCCATCAGAGGTCATTTGGCGGAGGAGAGATTGCCCCGGAAATGCTGGGGCGGATTGACCTCAACCATTACCAGACCGGCCTGGAAACCTGCAAGAACTTCTATCCCCTGCCTCATGGCCCAGCGGTAAACCGCCCTGGCCTCCAGTTTGTCAAGGAGGTAAAGAACGGCGGCTCCACGGCCACCAGGATGATTCCGTTTATATTCAATTCCAGCCAAGCGTATGCCTTGGAATTCGGCAATCTATATATGCGCGTACACCAGCGCGAATCCTGTTGTCGTTACCGACACCGGTCACGGGTATTCGAATGGGGATGAGGTATATATTACCGCTGTTGTGGGCATGACAGAACTGAACGGGCGCTATTTCAAAGTGGCTAGTAAGACCACCAACACCTTTGAACTGACCGACCTCCAGGACAATAATATTAACGGGGGCGCATATACCTCCTATAGCAGCGCAGGAACCGCGGCTTCCGTCTTTGAATTGACCACAACCTATACCACTGCAAGCCTTTTTGACCTTGCCTTCACGCAGTCAGCCGATGTTCTAACCATTGTTCATCCCACTTTTGTTCCTAGAGAAATCAGAAGAACAGGGGCAACAAACTGGGCTATCGCCACTATTACATTTGCTCCAACCATTTCCGCCCCGACTGGGGAAAGTGTCACGGCAAACCCGAAATCAGGGTCATTACTCTATAACTATGTGGTGACTGCCCTTTCTGAAACCCTGGAAGAATCCATTGCATCGGGTGAAACCGCCACCGGGTCTGACCAGGATTTATCCGTAGCCGGCAATGTGAACACCGTTTCATGGTCTGCCGTCACGGATGCTGAAAGATATAATGTTTATAAGGAAGACAATGGGGTTTTCGGGTTCATAGGGCAGACCCCGGACACTACCTTTGTGGATGATAACATTGAGGCAGATGTCCTGATTTCTCCCCCGATTAACAAAACACCCTTTGGGTCCACGGACAACTATCCTTCTACCGTGTCTTACCATGACCAGAGGCGAACCTTTGGGGCTACCAATAACAATCCCCAGACCGTTTGGATGACGCGTCCTGGGACTGAATCCAATCTGTCTATTTCAGTTCCTTCCCAGGATAATGATTCAATCCAGTTCACTCTGGCGGCCAGGCAATTCAATAGAATCCAGCAGATGGTCCCTCTGGATGACCTTATCATCTTTACATCAGCAACGGAATGGAAGCTGACCACGGAAAACTCTGATGCCCTTACCCCAACAACCATTGCCCTTAGACCACAAAGTTATGTGGGAACAGCAGCTATCAACCCTATAGTTTCAGGGGATGCGGTTCTATTTGTGGCTGACCTTGGGGGGCATATCTATGATATGAACTATTCCTTTGAAACGGACAAGTATAAACCCAGGGACATTTCAATCATTGCCCCCAACCTGTTTGATGGGTTCACCATTGTGGACTGGGACTATTCTTCCACCCCGACTTCAATCGTTTGGGCAGTTCGTTCTGATGGAACACTATTGGGATGTACCTATTTGTCTGGGCAGAAGCCTGATATTCTAGGTTGGCATAAGCACGAAACCGATGGAGAATTTGAATCAGTCTGTGTTATTCCTGAAAATGATGGGGAAAAACATCTTTACGTTGTAGTCAAAAGAAGGCTAAACGGGGTGACCAGGCGATTTGTTGAAAGGCTTCATTCAAGGATGTTCAGCGAAGTGCAAGAGGCTTTCTTTGTGGATTCAGGGCTTTCCCTTAATTCTCCGGTGACAATCACAGCGGCAACCACGGCTAACCCTGTTGTGGTCACAGCGGCTTCACATGGCTTTTCTGATGAGGACATTGTTCAGATAACAGATATAGATGGGATTGGGGTAGATGATACTGGAATGATAGAACTCAACAATAATCGCTATACCGTGAATAACAAGACCACAAACACCTTTGAGATTCAAAGCGTTGCCGTCACTCCGACTAATATTGATGGTTCTGCATTCACCGCCTATGTTTCAGGGGGCAAGGTTAGGAAGGAAGTGACAAACATATCAGGACTACATCACCTTATTGGGGAATCGGTGTCCATTTTTGCAGATGGTTCCGTGATTCCCGCGCAGACTGTGGCGGCCGATGGGACTATCACCTTAACTGCCGGGGCAGCCAGGATTCACATAGGGCTTCCTTATGTGTCTGACCTGCAAACCCTTCCAATGGTTCTGCCAAAGGCCGATGGGGTAGGACAGGGACAAGTGAAATCCGTATCAAAACTATGGCTCAGGGTGGACCAGACCAGAGGCGTTTTCGCAGGACCTGACTTTACCCACCTGCGAGAATATGCCCAAAGGCTGGATGAAGTTTATAATGCCCCAACCGCAATGGTATCCGATGAAATCGAATTGAACATTGACCCGGATTGGGCAAGGGGTGGGCAGGTAGCTATCAGGCAAACCGACCCTTCCCCTATCACCTTGTTATCTCTGACCGCGGAAGTAGCTATTGGGACAGTTTAGCGTTCGACCAGCAATCGCGACTGACATTGATATGATTCTTATGGAATCAAAGAAAATGTGTTTGGAATCACCCAGGTTTAAGGATATTGCATTTGATGATGACAAGGCAGTAAAAGAGGTCCTGGAGATTATAGAAAGTGGTGGTCACTTTATCGCAGAAGATGGCGGGGTATTTGCGGGCATGGTATGTGGGAAGGTTGAACCACTTTGGTATTCACGAGAGCTTATGGGCTATGATTTATTTGTTTATGTTCCCCCTGATTTTCGGGGTAGCCTAGCTTTGTGGCTTTTAGTAAGAAGGTTTGAAGACTGGTGTTGGGAAAATGGGGCAAAGACGGTTGACCTGGGAATCATTTCAGAGATTGCCCCGAAAAAAACTGTCAAAGCCTATGCTAAACTAGGATATGAATTAACGGGTTATGCCTGTACAAAGGTCAACCCAAACAAGGAGTAAGGCTATGGTAGGAGCAGCTGGGTGGTTCGCGGCATCAGCGGTTCTTGGTGGCATTTCAAAGAAACAGGAAGCTGAAAGAACCGGGCAGGCTGAAAAGGACTATTACAACAGCCAAATCAAAAACGCGCAGGACAATCAAATTGTCACTGACCTGGACATCATCACCGTTGCTGAAGTAGGCCGGCGGAAGGAAGCTGCCATCAGGCTTAAATTCAAGCACATGAATGCTTCTGTTCAGACTGGGTATGCCGGTAGGAATATCAGGATAGGAAGTGGCTCCCCTTTGACTATAATGCTGAGCAATAATGTCATCGGGGCGAAGGAAAAGGAAACCATAGGGCAGGACACTGAAACGGAAATTTTTGGTTTGAGTATTAAGAAGTATAATCTCAAAGAAGCAGAACGGATTGCCAGGAACAAGGCCCGCTCCATTGATGTGGCAGGCAGGGGACAGGGGGCATTGTTTAGCAGTCTTCTTAGTTCAGCAGGTTCATACGCACTAGCAAAGGCATAATTAAATGGCTAGAATACCTTTCCAAAATGAATTAACAGAAAATCTAAGGAACCAACGGCTCCCATCTATTACTAATACCGCAACCGTGGAGAACCTTGCCGCGGAAGAAAACCAGCTTGCCAAGATTGCCGGTGTCGGGGCGGAGGTTATGCAGAAGTTTGCCATCAAGAAACAGAATGAGGAAGATGTCAAAGATACCCAGTATACCTTTGCCGCCTGGAAGGAACATGAATTCAAGTATGAATCTGATATGCTCAGGGCAAAAGGGGCAATGGCAAAAGATAGCGCAAAGCGTACCCAGAACTGGTGGCAGACTAAAGGGGAAACACTTGGAGCTCTCGCGGAAGATGTCCCTGATGACATTCTGACTACGGTTGGGAATGATACCGGGGAAGACAGGATGACCCACTATGAAGCTGAAAAGCCTATTCAGACAGCTGAATATCTCAAGTTCAAACAAAGGTATGATGCCCTACCCCAAAGACTAAAGAATGCTCTGGACCTGCTGATTGAGAAAAGGCGGCCTGACCTT